TTTTAATAAACTGAAAAGTATCTTTATCTTTACTTAATTGGCTAAGATTTTTTTCAATACTCTTAACCACATTATGATCATCATATTTAATTTTTTTTACTATTCTTAAATATGGCACACCTATACGATTTTTACCACTTAAAAGATTCGAGTTTGGAAGTGAGAAAGTATCTTTTAACTTAGCTAGTCTAGGCAGTTTTTCTACTGGGATTTTATCTTTTCCAAAGAGCCAAGCCCTTCTAATTTGATTTTTAGACGGTGATTCAACCATAATAATATATATGAATAAAAAAAAGAGGAGGCAAAAGCCTCCTCAGTTTAAAAAATACTATATAGGAAATTAAGCTCCGAGTATGTTGTCTACTCTGAAAATCCTGTAGTACTGGTTTGTTTTAGCAGTAGCAAGACCGTCGCGACCAGATGCGTTACCTGTGTCTACGAATGGGTTTGAAACCATTCCGTATCTTGTCTTAAAGCCAATTTTTGGTTGAAATGTATCTTCTCCAACTGCACGTACCATTGTTAATGGAACGTATGGGCAGTAGAATAGACCTGCATCATAAGGGCTAGTTCCCTTATATCCAACGTTGCAGTAGTCCTGAGAAGAATATGGGTCAACATAGACTTTTGTTCTACCATTTAAAGTACCAGCAAATGTGTTACCAGTATCGTCAACATTTAATGATGTTGACATGGCAGGAGCGTAGTCTAACATTCCAGCAGAAGCTAGAGCTGAAGCTACGTCGGAAGAACAGATGATAAAGTTACCTTTACCACGTCTGGTTTCTTTTGCAATTACGTTAGCTTCTCTTTCGATTTGAAGAATCAAACCTTTGAACTTCTCTACTGACCAACGACCATCAGCATCTGTCTGTACGTTGAAGACACCGTTGATTGCTGTGTTAGTTTGAAGTGCACCGAGCTTAGCTTGAGAGTTGATTGTTCTAACAACTTCACGGTTAATTTCTGCCATGATTTCTGTTGAAAGAATGTTTGCCAACTCAGTTTCAGCGTCAAGACCGTGAATTGCTTTCAAATCTTGTGCTAATTCTAAGCTATACTCAGCTTTAAGAGCTCTTGTCTTTGCAGTAACTGTGGCTTTTTCAATGCTGAAACCCATGCCTGCGAAATGGTCTTGAGTTCCGTCACCGATTGCTTCACCTTCAGCTGTAGTGTAAAGATCTAGGTTGTTTAATGCGTCTCCAAGTGAGTCACTAATAGTGCTATCTCCGTCACCGTCAGATGCAGAACCTAAGCCTGATCCGTCAGCATTCATAGCAGTAGTAGATGAGTCGCCTGAAAAGTTAATGTTTGCTTCGCTAAATAGTGCTTCACCACCGTCAAGAGCTCCAGACTTTGATTTCTTGTATAGTGATTTCATAGCAAATATTAGACCTGTTGGACCTGACATTGGCTGAACACCGCAGATGTCATATGCCATAAGATTTGGCATTGCTCGTCTAACAAGAGCGATAAGAACTGGATTCCAGTTCGCTACACTAGCAGAACTAGTGGCAGGGGCTGCTTCGTTAATCATTCCTTCTTCACGTAGTGCGATTTCCTGATTTTCGAGAACAGCAGCTGTGACTGCTTTACGATGGTTGTCTGCGATGCTTCCAGCTGACTCTTCATTGAGTACTGGGGCCCACTTTTCCATCAGCTTGTCATATGCTTGCAATTGTTGCATAATGGTTACTCCCGATTAATTGGTTTTCTTAAGGGCATTAATGTACTGAGCCATTGTGCCTGTAGCATCTGCCGCTGGGGCTTCATCTACAACTTCAGCTTCAAGTGGTTCAGTTTTTGGTGCAGCCGCTTTTTTGAAGTATGATTCTTTGACTGTAGCTACTTTCTTAGCGAAAGTTTCTTCGTCATCGAAATCCATATCTTCGACAAGTGACTTAAGTTTTTCGACTTCAGTATCAGCCAAACCTTTAGAGGATTCTGAAATAACTCTTTCTCTCTTTAGATTGTCTAATTCTTCGGTCATGCTTATAACCTTATCAGTTGATTCATTGAGCTTGCCCTCTAACTCATCAACGGATTCAGCGAGTTCGTCAACTAGGTCTACTTTGTCCTCAGGAACTGTTATATAAGACTCTTCGAATAGACCTTTAAGGTTATTCATGAAGTTCTCTGCAATTTCAGTTCTGAGACCATTTTGAATGGCAACTTTGTTGTCTTCCATCCAACCTTCTACTACGTAGTTTAGGTAACTGTCTACTTTGTCAACCAAGCCAGCCTTAGTTTCTTCGATTTCTTCGGCTAACTCTTCGTTATATTTTTCTTCCAGGCGATTAATCTCTTCTGAAAGCTTTGATTTAATCGCAGCTTCGAAGATTACACTAGCTTTATCTTTAAACTCCTCTGAAAGAGTAGCTTCATTTTCAACTAGCGCATTAAGATCTGTAGAAAAGTCATATTGAACATTAGCGAGTTCATCTGTCATTTCTTCTGCCTCAGCGATTTGCTCGCCGGGTAAAGATGAAGGAAGTGTATCATCAGATAGTCCTGCTAATACTCCAGACAACTTTACCTTATTCATATTCTGCATAATTGCGACGGCGGATGCCATCATAGCAGATTTTGTTTTAGGCATTGGATCTTGTGTTGCATTATCACCCTTACGCTTTGGCGCAGCTTTCATACCGTCATCCGCTTTATCAACGGATGCAACAGCTTGAGCCTCAGCATCTTTAGGATCGTGAGCTTCCACGACTTCGTCAGTGACATCATCATGGAGTTCAACTTCTTGATTTTCATCAGTCATTATGACTCCTTATATTTTAGATTTTACTAACGAGAGGAAATTCTTAAACTCACGAATCTGAACGTTATGTAGATCAGCACGTGGAGCCTTCTTAATTTCTGTCTCCATTTCTTCAATAGCTCGAGCCTCGATAATACCATTATTCCATACCCATTCAACACCTTCCATAACTCCATTAACAAAAGCGCTAGGTGCGGATGGATCTTGTACAATATCTATTGCATTAAGAATAAAGTCGTCTTTGACGTACATTGCGTTATTACGATTTTCTAAGCTTCCCATACCACGAGTCGAAACACCCAGTTGGACTCCGCCTTCAAGTAATCCTTTAACTATATTACCCATTGGAGTATCCAAAACTGTGGCCTTTCCCACAACATCGTTTCCCTTCCAATCAAGAGATTCGATCTTATGCGAAACCTTATCTAAATTTACCGTCGGCCCTTCAGGATGATTCAGTTCACCCACGGCACGACCTTTAGAAACCTGTGATTTGTCGTAATTATTTACAGCTTTTTCCATTACTGCTTTTTCATAAATACGACCATTTCTATTTTTACTTTCTGCTTGTGCAAATACACCTTCTATAGCATAGTTCTTTTTTCCATTTTTTCCCTCAGTAATAGAAACTCCTATGTCCTGAGTGTATTCTGCAATTAATTTCATTTCATTCCCTTATATTGTTTAACAAATTCTTTACCGGCTTTTTCTGCTTCTTTTTGAGTTTTATAACCGTCTAATCTATCACCATCTATATAAGTTACAAATAAGTTAGGCTTTTCTTTATAGACCATTACCTGAATTTTACCAAATTTATTATTAGAAACAAGGTCTCCTTTTGGTTTTCTTCCAGCTAATTCTCTTATTTGCAAAAAAGTTTTCATTTTTTCCTGTTATCTTTTATTTATAATATTTAAGATTTTCACCTGGCTAATTCAATTAAGTCAATTAAACCATCTAAATTTTCTAAAGTACTATTAACTTCCGTTCTCGTCCCGTTCTCCATCTGTACTTTCTTCTTCACCGTCTTCCACCGGCTCTTGTACATCATCACTGGGTTCCTCTGTAGAATCGGTGTCCGCGTCCATGTCCTCTTCTCCGGACTGCACGTCTTGTGCTTCACCCGTCTCCACTTCGTTATCTTCTGCCTCTTGCTCGTCTGCATCTTTTAGATCCATTTCTGCCTGACCGTTATCATTATATACAAGATTAGTCAATCTAATTTTTTCTTGATCTAAAACATCTTGGACACTAGTTGTCATAATTTGTCCAAAAATTTCATTAGCTTTGTTGTAGTCTTTATCAATAGCATGTTGTATTAAGTCTTTTGTTAATCCACTCATAATTTTTCCTTAATTTCTGTTATCTTCTTCATCAGGTTCTGGTGCTTCATCTGGCTGAGGAGCTTCTTTTTCTTCCTCATCCTCTGCTTCTTCACCATCTGCCTGAATTTCTTTTTTAATATCTTCTATATCTTCATCACTCATATGAAGAACATTTTTGTAAACCCATTCTTTAGAGAAGTATTCTCCGACATAATTAGTAATTTGATCTAGAGTTTGAATTTTTTCTCTTAATAATTCAGCATCTTTTAATTCAGCAAATTGGTTATCTCTTTCAAACGTAATAATCATATCACTACGCCAGGCATTCCAATCGTCTTCTGTTATAACACCTTTTAGTATTAACTGTTTTTCTAAAATATCTAAGAATATATTAGCAAAACGCTTTCTTAAACGGTCTATAAATTTTTGAAATTTAAGTTCATCTCTAGAAATTTCAGTAGATCTACCTAGACTAAACTGAGCTTCTTGTTCTAATCTATTAATTGGAACATTAAGGGCTCTATATAATCTCTTTTGAAAATAAACTATGTCATCTATTTGTCCTAAGTTTTCCCCACCTGGAAGAGTAGAAATTTCAGTACCTCTACCTCCTTCTCTTCGTGGAAGCCAAAAATCTTCAAGCATTGACATATGTTTACGATCATCTCGTATCTCGCCTGTTTGAGCATCGTATACAAGTTTATTTCTGTATCTAGCCATAATCTGTTTCATATATTCTTCAGACTTACCTTTTGGTAAGTTACCAACGTCTATATAAAATATTCTTCTTTCAGGCGCACGTGCGAGACGATAAATTACCAATGAATCTTCCATCATTCTTAATTGATTCAATGGTTTTAAAGCTTTATGTAAATAAGAAATTACTTTCTTACGATGGTCATCTAATAATCCTGAAGTAGTATATTGAACAGCATCTATAGTTAATTTAACTCCTTGTTGCTGCATTCCAGGTTTTTCTTGATATATGTAATACTCATCAACCTTTTCAATAATTTTAGCTCCAGTAACAGGATCTTTTTTAGTTTTTACCTGTTTTACTTTTCTCATTTTAGAGGCATCAATAGGCCTTATTTCTATTATGCCTTCTCTCAATCTTTCTTCATTAACTACTAAGTGATGATATATTCTTCCATCGATATACCATCTTCTAAAAATATCATGACCATACTCATTAAAGTTGAGCATTCCATAGATATTATCAAATTCTTCTTTTATTGTTTTCTTTACGTTATCGGGAATTTCTATATTATCTAAATTAATATCTATTGATTGTTTGTCTTCGCTTCCAACAATAGATTCATTAGTAATATCTTCAATAGCAGCATCAACTTCTGGATGCATTGCTACTCCTCGATATTTCATAACTAACTGGTAATTATCCTTAGAATCATCACCTTCCATATTAATATATTGGCCATAATGTGAACCAGAAGCAGTTACATAACCTGCCCCATCATCATCGCGTGCCGGTACAATAGAAGGTTTTTTCTTTGGATCTTCTGCTGATGCTCTTCGAATTTCAAATCCAAAAAGTTTCAGAGTCCTATCTTCCGCCATTCACTGTTCTCCTAATAAAGTAGAGGCAAATAATTTCACCTCTACTTATTTATTCTAATTTTAACTGGTTGTATTTGCGTTTACAGCGTCGTGATACTGATATGCAAAATTAACCGTGAATCTTTCAATCTCGTCAGATGCTCCATAGCTTACATCGATTGGAGATAGTTCTGTTGGAAATGCTCCTCGTAATACATATCCTTTTAGAACTTGTCCGTCACGATCTAGCTGTTCAACTTTAAGATCTGATTCGTATGATCCAGGCTGAGATAAACCAGTGTTTTGTGAATGAGCATTAATACCATTCATCCATCTTTCCATTGCGTTTCTTACATCAAAGTCAGTGTCATTTATAATGGTTACTGACCAATCTGCAAAAGTACGATCTCCGGCAATTTTTAATTGTCTTCCTCTAAAAGGTATTACAATCAAGCCAAATGTTGAACCTGGTAAACTCGTAGATTCACATAAGAAAGATGTTAGTTCTGGGTCACCGCCAGCGAAGGCTGGGAAGTTTATGGTCGCTTTAAATAAATTCGGTCTAGCGCCACCACCTCTCAGCTTGGACTTAAAATCATCAACTCCTAATACTGCCATTTTATTTCTCCTTAAGCGCTATTATACGGTACCAACAACTTCTTCAAACTCAACCCCAGTTCTAACTGCCACAAAGTTAAGAGTGACGTAGTTAATTGAACGAGCCGGCTTGATGAAGATGCTAGCAACAAATTCATTTCTATCGATAACTGCTGCAGTGTTATTGGTTTCGTCTGCTATTACTCTAAAATCAGTAATACCTCTTCGACCTTTAACTTCTCTTAATACTGGCTCTACGATATTGACAAACTCTGCTCTTGTAAATTCATCGTTAAATTCAAAGAGCACTTGCTGTGCAGCTCTTCCGATAGCTCTTTCAAGTACTAAGAACAATCTTCGTACGTTGATTCTATCAAAAGCAGATGGCCTTGCAAGTTTAGTTTTATCTCCGAAAAGAATAACTCCTTGACCTGGTATATTCGCTATTGGGTTTACACCGGCTTTATAAAGAGTATCTCTTTGAGATTTGTCAGGGGACCATGAGAGTGAAGTAATTCCGAGATACTGACCTCTTCGAGAACCAGCTGGCGAGAACCATGCTGCTCTGTTAGTGTCAGTAGCTGCCATAATACCTGCTGTAGATGATGCAGCCGGTATTTCAATATATTGATCATTAAATTTATCATAAACTTTTAGATAATTTCCATCAACAAATAAGTAAGATGAATTAGTATAAGTATTTGCCGCAGTAGTTAAATTAGTGGTAATAGTTGCCGCCACTGTCTGACCAACGATATCAGCTCTAGAAGGTGATGCTACTACTACACAGTCTTTTCTAAGACTTGCTGCTGTTGCTACTAAATCATTTGTTACTGTTGTTTGAGCTCCGGTAGTAGTCATACCTGGAGCAATTAAGAAATCTATTTCTACAGCATCTTTGTCTTCAAATAAATCGTGACAAGTTGCAAATTCAGTAGCACCTAATGCTTCAGAATTAACACCAAGTGTCAATTTATGTGTGACGTGTGTAGTTCTATAATAGAAATCTGTTACTGCAGAAGCATTATTACCTGCTCCATTAGTAGTAAAGTCTGAGTCCCATCCTATAAAGTGGACATATTCAGATCGATCATTAATTATGTCTTTAACATAATTAGATGTTCCATCAGTATTTTTTGCATCAAGTGCCTGTGATACAAAGGGATAAGTTTCTAAGACTGTTCCTGGAGTTCCGCTAATAAGTCCATCTGAATCTACTATAGCGATATGCATTTCATCGCCGGCATTAGTTCCAGAAGGAGATCTTGCTGCTACGTAACTACTTGCTCTTGGTGCTGCATCAAAATTGGCTTTATAAGTCCAATTGTCAAAAGCAGAGTCGCCCTCAAGTCCAGGAGGACACATAGAAATAGCTATTGAATTTCCTAGAGCTCCAGGATAACGTGCTGCCCAGCACTGGTTATCTGAATCTAGGTTTGCTAATTGTGCATCAAAATTCGCTTTATTCTTAACTGTTACTGCAGAAGGAGTAGTTGCTGCTGTTTGTCCTGTAGAAGACACAGCATTTTTTGCAGCATTAGTTATTCCTCTAACAACTTGAAGAGAACTAGAATAACGGAGATAATATGATGCGGAGTGAAAATCTACTGCATTCGTTGTGTCTGGAGAGGCAAAAGTATCAACTAAAGCTGCTTCATTAGCAATTTTAGTTCTTTGCTCTACTGGACCCCAACGAAAGTTACCAACGATTGCGCCTGTAGTTGACTGGACATTTGGCACTCCGCCAGTCAGGTCTACTTCTTTAACGACAACCGCAGGAGATTCGGAAGGTGTGAAAAGTGCCATATTTTTTCCTTTTTATCGGTTACTAATTATAAGTTTTCATTATACGGTTGTGTGTTCAATGCTATTATTTATATATTTCTTAATTTATAAAGATGGGTCATACTCTACAGACCAAGGGATACGTTCTTCGTCTCTTCTAATCTTTTCTATAGCTTCACTTCCATCATCTATAAATCCAAATGGTACTATGTCTTCTTCTATTGCTTTCATTTTGTTTTCAAACAATAATTGTTTTATATTAATGTCTGTCATATCTCCAAAATATTGAGTAGAGGTAAAATAACCAAACATTACTAAATTCATCATTAGATCATCATGGTTACCGTCAGAAGCTTCATATGATTGACCCTTAGCAACAAAGGTTGAAATTTCTAATATTGTATTTTCATCATGAATAGCTATTTTATTATTTTCTAATATATCTTTAATAGCTGAACAACCTAGTCTTTTTGTTTTCCTAGTTATTTCTATTCCAATAGCATTAGCTTTTATGGCAGATTCAACATGAACATTTTCATATTCTAAATCATGATATAAACCATTACATACTACTGT